TCGCGCTGGTCGTGGAGAAGTTCCCATACCTGCCGGCCAAGCTGGCGAGGTACGAGCTCAAGAAGGGAAGCTGGAGGCAGGACACGTATGTCGACAGGTGGCGAACATCCACGAAGGACAGGCGATGACCAAGGTACCAGCATCAGGGCCGCTCCACCCGGCGCAGAGGTTCGTCACCGGACGCGTGAGGCGGGATCAGGTCAAGAACGCGCCGTACAACCCGAGGCAGATCGACGACCACGCGCGCAAGAAGCTGTTCGACAACATCAAGAAGAAGGGGCTCCTAGAGCCGCTGGTCTGGAACAAGCGGACCGGAAACCTAGTCAGCGGCCACCAGCGGCTCGGGATCATGGACGACCTGAGCCGGACCGGGTCGGACTACGCGCTCGACATGTCGATCGTTGACTTGAGCGACAAGGAGGAGAAGGAGCAAAACGTATTCTTCAACAACCCGAGCGCTCAGGGCACGTACGTGGCTGAGGACATCGGAAAGATGATGGTCGACGATGATATCGACTATAAGGACATGGGATTCGACGCGATGGATGTGCAGCTCATGATGGAGGGCACGGAATACGAGGTCACCATGTTCGATGACGACAAGGCTCCGGACTCGGTCAAGGACGACCTCGACCGCCTGAGCGAGATCCAGAGGATCAAGCGCGAGCGCAAGGAGCACCGGATCAGGGACCAAGAGGCAAACGACGCCGAGTTCTACGCGGTGGTGGTGTTCCCTGACCGCGACGCGCAGTCCGACTTCATGGAGCGGGTAGGGATGAGCAGGGAGGATCGCTACGTGGACGGGGTCAAGCTCGCGACCTCGATCGAGGCCGCGGCTCCGAAGACGAGGACGCGGGACGGCGACAAGTTCGAGGCGATGACGTTCTGGGTCGCCAAGGACCAGAAGGAGGTGATCGAGCAGGAGCTTACCCGCATCGCATCCCTCATGCGCGGCAAGAACATCCGGGGCCGCGCCCTGGAGGCGATGGCCGTGATATCGTCCCAGACGCCGACCGACAACATCACGGGCGAGGAGCCGGAAGAGGCGCCGGCGTCCAAGCCGAAGAGGAAGAGGAGGTGACTGTGCTCGAAGACGCCGAAGACCACGTGGCGATGATGTTCCACGGCCTCGTCACCGACCTCCAGCAGGCGGACGTGGCGAGGTTCGAGGAGGAGCACAAGCAGCAGGTGGCCGCCCGCGCCGCGCTGCGTGCCACCCAGCCGGTGATGGGCATGAGCGCGGCCGAGCTGCTTCGCAAGCTCGACGGCGACCCCGAGGATGCCGACCGCAAGGTCCGGGACTCCCTCGACCGCGTCGACCGCGAGGCGGGGGCCGCGGCCGAGGTCAAGGACAAGCAGGAGCCCCTGCCCATGGGGCACTTCCCACCTCCGCCCGTCGCGGAGTAGGATGCGGGCATGAGAAAGCCGCACGAGTACGGTTGCGCGAGCTGCGGGGCCCGGTGGATCGGCGTCGACCGGACCTGCCCGAACGGGTGCGCCACCCTGGCGAAGTCCGAGGGGGAGTTCACCAAGAAGACGCTGCAGGGCGACGCGGACCTTAAGAAGGGCCTGCGCTGACGCCGCCATGCGGGTATTCGCCACGCTCCGTGCGCTGTGCACCTTCGACCTCGACCAGAAGCTGGAGGCGTTCGACCAGGAGGTCACGTTCGACGACACCGACCCCGGGACGGCGGCCAACGAGCAGTCCGGGGTCGTCGTCCTCGCCGCGTCGGCCGCGAGCCAGCAGTTCGGGTTCGGCGCCGCCGCGTCGGCCGACACCCTGATCGTGGTCGCGTTCGACGAGGTACAGGTCCAGCTCGGGAGCAACACGGCCCCGCTCGTCAGCGTCCGCCCGGTGCCGGCGTCGGCCGCCGCGGCGGTCACCTCGACCTACCAACGCCAGGCTCAGCCCGGGCTCCTGTTCCTCCGGGGCAAGGTGTCGAGCCTGTTCCTTACCAACCCGAGCTCGACCGCCGCCGCGCGGGCGTTCGTCGCCGTCGTGGGCGACGCGCTCTAGCTTCCAACGCCGACCACATGGGTGGTACGCTGCTGGCATGAGTGCTGGCACCGTAATAAGCGGAGGTTTCCCCGGTCGCGTTGCCCAGGAGGTCCAGCCGAACCAGAAGTGCGGCGGGTGTCTCCACTACGACGGTCAGGCCGGCAGGACCGGCGCGTGCACGATCGGCCTCCGGCCGTGGTTGTGCGGGGACGGCGGGGCGCAGGAGGTCGGTTACGCACCGCTCGTGCGCGGTGCCGGCACGTACCTCCCGGACATGAACCACCACGGCGCGCAGGCGCGCGAGGTCGAGACGCAGTTCGTGTCCGACCTGTACGGTGCCGGGTCGACGAGGCCGGTCCTCGTCAAGCAGGTCACCCTGGGTGAGGAGCACGTCCACTTCGTCAAGAGCATGATCGACCAGCACTCGCGGGTGCAGAAGTCGCAGTGCCGGCTGTGCTCGATGCAGGGCACCCACGGCGTCGCCCCGCCCAACGTCGGGTACCAGGCGTGCACGTGCGAGCCGATCCAGGCCGAGACCGTGGCGAAGGCCCTGGTCGGGAGGATGAGCAACGCTCTGCGGTCCGCGACCGACGTCGGCGATCTCGCCGAGTGGGTGCGCGAGGTTGCCAAGGCGGGTTTCCGCCTCCCGATCCCGAAGAGGGCGAGGAGCCTCGGGCCGGACGGCACCGGCAGGGTCGTCGACGCCCGCCGGCGGGCCGAGCTCCGGGCACTCAACCGGCCGTCCAAGTCCGGTACCCTATCTGACCAGGTCAAGATCGACGGCAACGGAGGTCACCTCCGCCCGGTCGAGAAGGGGACGTTCTACCACCCGATGGGCAGGTACGACGTCACGCCGGCCGGCGGCGGGCAGCACCACGTCGACTTCAGCCCGCGCTCCGGCGGTCCCCAGGTCCGCGTCGGCACGTTCCCGTCTCCGGGATCCGCCCGCCACGAGGCCATCAAGCACGGCGAGCGGCTCGCCTCCGGTTCCGGCAAGCTCACTCCGTCGACCGCCGCGCCGACGCGCCAGATCAAGGCCAAGAAGGACAACGCCCCGAGCGTTGGGTCCGACGTCGGCAAGTCGGATGGATCGGCGTTGACGCCGAAGACGTCGCACTTCAAGGCCTCCCACGGCAGTTACCGGATCGACCACCACGCCGACCATGCCATGGTCCACTATAAGCCGAAGGAGGGAGTGGCTGCTCCCGCGCAGAGCGCCCGGATGAAGTCAGGTGATCACGCGGTGAAGATGTCGAAGATCCACGCGTTCGTCAACGACCACGACCCCGGACTCAGCCACGCCACGCTCGGGCGCGACCACGTCAAGTTCCACGACCACGAGACGGGGACGGCCCACGAGGTAACCTCGATGGGCCAGGCGCGCGATCACCTGGGGTACTGACGTGGCCGACGAGCAGGCCCTGGCGTCCCAGCAGTCACAGCTCCCGCCGGACGTGAGGAAGGCAGTCACGAGTGCGTTCGAGGAGCTCGTCGACAAGGCGTGGTCCAACGAGGGCCGGGTCGCGAAGGCCGTCCCGAACGACAACCAGCCCAAGTCGTGGTTCGCCGACCCGTTCGCACTCCTCGACTCGGTGGGCATGGGGTACCGGAATGCCCCGACGTACCTGACGTACGACACACTTCGCCAGGTCGCCGAGCGCGACACCTACGTGGCCCCGATCATCCTGACGCGGATCGACCAGGTCAACACGTTCACCCGCCCGCAGCCCAACAAGTACAGCGTCGGGTTCGTGATCAGGCCGCGGTTCGGCGACAAGAAGCGACTCCTGACCCGGAGCGAGAAGGAGCGCGCGGAGCGGCTCCAGATGCTCGTCACCAACACAGGCAACGACTACAACCTCGGGAGGGACGGGATCAGGCAGTTCATCGCCAAGTTCGTGCGCGACTCGCTGACGTACGACCAAGGATGCTTCGAGTGCGTGCGGACGAGGAGCGGCGGGGTCTACTCGTTCCACGCGGTGCCGAGCGACACGATCAGGACCGCTACTCCGAAACAGATGAAGGGGACGCCGCCGAGGATCAACGAGATCAAGAAGGACGTGCGGTACGTCCAGGTCATCAACTCGTCGATCACCGCGGAGTTCACCATCGACGAGATGGCGTTCTGCGTCCGCAACCCGAGGTCGCACGTCAAGGCGTACAACTACGGACTACCGGAGATCGAGACGCTGATCACCACGATCACGAGCCACCTGTGGGCCGAGGAGTGGAACCGGAGGATGTTCTCCCAAGGAGCCACCACGAAGGGCATCCTAAACATCAAGGGCAACCTCCCCCCCGTCCAGTTCGAGGCGTTCAAGCGGATGTGGCACTCACAGGTCGCCGGGGTTCAGAACAGCTGGAAGACCCCGATGCTCAACTCGGAGGAGGTGCAGTGGCTGCCGATGCAGCTCAGCAACACCGAGATGGGATACCAGATGTGGATGGACTACTTGTGCAAGGTCACGACGGCCCTGTTCAGGATCGACCCGTCCGAAATCAACTTCGACCTCCGCGGCGGTGACGGACAGGCGCCGGTGTTCATGAGCACCAACGAGGCGCAGCAGAAGGCGTCCAAGGACCGTGGTCTCCAGCCGCTGCTCGACTTCGTGAGCGACGCACTCAACCGCCACGTCCTCTGGAAGGTGGACCCCAACTTCGAGCTCGCGTTCGTCGGGCTCGACGCCAAGACCGAGGAGCAGGCGATCCAGCTCCGGATGCAACAGGTCCAGAACACCCACACCCTCAACGAGGTGCGGGCGATGGACGATCTCCCGCCCGTGTCGGACGGGGACGTCGTGCTCAACGCCGTGTACATCGGCTACCGGCAGGTCCAGGCTCAGCTCGCCCAGCAGCAGCAACAGCAGCCGGCTGCTCAGGGAGGGCAGCCCGGGCAGGAGGCTCCCCTGCCGCGGTTCACCCAACCGCCAGGCGACGAGGAGGAGCACGGCGCCGACAAGCTCCGCCGGTTCGCTGAGGACAAGCCGCGTGGGTCGTCGAGCTCGGTGTCGCCGAGTGTGTTGTCGCGGCTCCATATCGATGACTGGGACTCCGTCGTCACCCACTCGATCCGGAGCGACGACCTCAACAAGGCCGAGGTGTACGACACCATCGACCTGGACTAGGGAGACGCGGTGACCACGACCCCGTACCAGTTCGCCAAGCGCGGTAACCTGTTCATCACGCCGGTCGGTCCGTCGATCGACGAGGCCCCGTACCCGACGCAGTCGTTCACCAAGCCCCCGGACTTCTCCCTGTGGGTCCACGGGAGGATCCAGGAGCCTGGACTCCATCTCGACCACGCCCGCATGACGTCGCGGTTGTACCGGGAGGTCAGGGACGACGTGGTCAGGTACGCCCCCGTCGAGGTCACCCGGTCGTCGTTCAGGCGCTCCCAGCACGCGTATGTCGGCGTGATCGATTCGAAGGGGACCCCGTACTACTTCGCCCTTGACTCTCGCGGAGTGTCCGTTAGGGAGGCAGATCCTAACGACGAGCGGGCGTGGAAGGCGTTCGATAAGATGGCATCTGACGAGCAGGCGGCGGCGGTGGCCGGTCGGAGGTCAGAAGCCGCCGACGAGATGGTGGGCATCGACCGGGAGCTGTCCGGCAGCAGCCTGGTGGTTACCAAGGGGATCCGGTACGGGAAGAAGACGGAGTGGAGA